CTTTAATTGCTGCGTCTTGCTGCTCCATGTTCATGCGGAGCATCCGTTCCAACTCCGCAATCCTTATGCGTTGGTGTTCGATTGTTTCTTTAAGCTGTGCCACCTCGCTCATGCGGAAAGTGGTGCGGCTGTTGGTTTTAGGTATTTTGATTTTTGCTCTCATGTTCGATTATTTGAAAAAGTTGATATGCTATTTGCGGAACGATTGCGTTGCCATATCCTTTTATGCTTTCGTTTCTCCACTTTGAAAAGGTAATTCCGTCCAGTTCGGTGGGAAGCCCATCATCTCCGCTACAAATCGGGGATTGAGTTGGGAAGTTTTCCCAGGTTGATGAAACGCATCCGGCAAGCTGTTCGTTTCTGTTCTGCCTGATGCTTCCAATGCTTCCGTTGTTCTTGCCCCTTTGTAGTCCCTGGTTGCTGGTGTCGGTAGCATTCCAACTACATCCCTCAATTTCGCACCGAATTCCGTCCCTGTGTTGTTGCTCGTCCTCACAAATCTGCCATTCTTTTGACTGATTTGATTTGGATTGCTCACTCCCCCTTCTATATCCGATGCAGTCGGTGTCGGTAGCATTCCCATTGATGCCATCCTGCCTATGTTCAGAGAATGACTGTCCTTCCCATTCATTGTAATTCTGCGACCATTCTCGTTGATTTCGCATTCCGATGTAGCCTCTTGTGTGGTTGGTGTGGGCAACAAACCAACATCTATCCCGGCGGTGCGGTGCGTTTTTGGCTGCAGCTGGAATAATAAACGGTTGAACTTCGTACCCTTCATTTTCCAAGTCAACGCACACCTGCTCGAAAACCATTCCGCCATCAATATTGACGATACCAAAGACATTTTCTGCGATGACCCATGTGGGTTTAATCTCTTGTATTGCTCGAAGCATCTCGTGCCACAAGTAGCGTTCATCATCTGTTCCCTTTCGCTTTCCAGCAAGGGAGAATGGTTGGCAGGGAAATCCCCCTGTGAGAATATCAATTGTGTTTGCATATTTTTTGAAATCAGTTTTACATATGTCAATGTGGCTGTCAGCATCAGGCCAGTAGTATTCCAATACCTTGCGTGGAAACTCCATCCATTCGCAATGAAATACGTTTTCCCATCCCATCCATTCGGATGCAAGGTCAAAGCCCCCAATACCTGAAAATAAACTGCCGTGTTTCATGCTGCGAATATAGTATATTTTTTTATATTAGAAAATATATTCAACAGTATTTCCCTTAAAATTACATTTAAGCGTTCCGGTCATTCCGTTTCTACACTTACCAATTATCAATTCAGCATCTTCAATGGGCGGTGTATTGCCACCATTTTTTTGTGCCTCGTAATAATCCGGGCGGTAAGGGAACAAAACCGTGTCGGCATCCTGTTCAATAGCACCGCTTTCACGTAGGTTTGAAAGTTTTGGTCGGCTGTTGCCCTCTTCCGTTCCCCGGTTAAGTTGTGAAAGTGGCATCACCGTGCAATTACATTCTTTGGCAATTAACTTGCATTGGCGGCTGATGTATGCGATTTCCTGCTCACGATTTTTTCCACCCGTTGCCTTGATTAACTGCATATAATCAATGATGACCAACGTTGGTTTGTTTTTGATGGTCTTTAACCGCATCTTAATTTGGTCAATGTTCAGCGTAGTGCTATCCTCAATTGTAAAATTGATATTCAAGCGCATTAAACCATCCGCAATCCTCTCAATTTCAAACTCATTGACATCAGCGTTCCGCACTTTCAAGTTGTCAACGTTGCCAAGTGATGAAAGTATGCGGTCAGCCAATTGTTCTTTGCTCATTTCCATTGAAAACATAACTACATTTCCACCACGTTTGGCGTGTGCAATACCTATGCTTACCGCAAATGCTGTTTTACCCATGCCGGGTCGACCTGCAACAACTACGTTCTCCCCAGCAACGAAACCGCCAATATATTTATCAAGCATATTGTACCCGGTTGGATGCCCGATTGTTTTTATTTCAGCTTTGCTACGTTGTTCCAAGCTATCTAAACGCTCTCCAAGTAGAGGTATCAATTCCGATGCCTTGCCATCCTCAACCATTTGCAATTCATCAAGCATTTTTTGTGTGGATGCAATCGTGTCCATAATATCCCCACCATCCTGCATGATTTTTACCGAATTTGTCATGCTATTAACAAGTGTCCTGCGCACCCATTCCTGATGAAGATATTGAACGTGCCGGGTTAAGTTGCTGAAATCTGCAAATTGGTTGGCAGTTGCTATGGCCACCGCTAACTTTTTATTTTTTTGAACAACCGCCACATTGTCAATGTATTCGTTGTTGGCGTACATGGCTTGAATGATAATGCACAATGCTCTCATATTAGCATCCTGAAACCACTCTGCTCTGGTTACCGCTGTGAGTTCAAGGTAATTACGTTGTAACCACGTTCCGATGATTATTTGTTCTGTCATGTGAGGTAGTTTATTTTTTCTGGTTTTGGTTGTTTTGCTCTGTTGTTTTCAAGCCATCTTAATGCTGTAAGATAAAGAGATTTTTTCCCGGTGTTGCCTTTCCAATTTTGGATATCAAGATAAATGTTGTTGACCTCTTGTTCTGTAAATCCTGCAGCAATAAGTTTTTGGTGTTCTGTAACGGTAATAGAAAGATGGTCAAAGCGTGTATATATTTCTTCTTCTTTCTTTTCTTTCTTTAATTCTTTAGTTGGTGTCATCTGCGTTTCATCTGCGTTTCGTTTGCGTTTCACTTGCGTTTCATCTGCGTGTCGTTCATCTTGGTAACACTCATATTTACAGATAGTTATCCGTGTCGAAACAGATATATTTTCAAGCGTAATCATACCATCACTTTCAAGCATACTCAAAAATCTGCGTACTTTGCTTTTGTCCGTACCCCAACGCTTTGCCCAAGTATCAAGAGAATACACGCTTTGACCGCGTTTGCAATCATACAATGCACCTTTAATCAGCACCTTTTTATCCTCAAAGTTTGCCGATAGCAGGATATCTATCCACCAGTGTAATAATTTGCTATCCTGATAAAGCCAATGTTCGGCAAGTTTACGGTGTATTTTTATCCATCCGTTATTCATCACTTGTTGTATCTATTGCATCTTGTATCAATTCGATTAAATCATAAGCATCATACCTATCTAAAACAATATACATACTATCATTTTCTGCATTGTTTTTGATTTTGATGATTACTTCACGGCCAAAAGCATCAGCTTCAATTTGTTTGAAACTTTGTTTTTCAGATATTATTATTGTTTTTTTCATATTGTCTTGTATAAAATTCTTTGCACTTCTTGTAATACATAATCCAGCAGTCAGCAACCGTATTAAGGTAATGCCATTGGTGTAATGTGATAATCTTTTGTTGTCTTCGCAGGTCATTCCATTGCATCCATGCTTGGTAATGAAAAATCTGCTCATCGCACTCTTCGTGCGGAATAGGTTTGGGAAATAACATTTTAGAAAAAGTAAAAGACCCCACGCTTTCAAAGGTAGAGCCGGCTGGAAGTAAGCCGCCTTTTACTTGCGTGAGGTCTTTCTGGTTATGCTTTGTCATTTCTTCCAATTTTCGGCAGGGGCTCTAATCCTGTTGTTCCGATACGCAAATATACGAATTATTTTGAATAACGCAAATTTATTTTTTCTCTTCTGCGATAATTGTAAATTTCCTCAATGAGTGCTACATATTGGTCTACATTTACACAATGAACTAATGAATTTGGTTGTATTTTCAATTTGGATAAAAACTCAACAATTTCAAAATTAGGGTTTTTATAAAGTCGCACTAATGCCAGAACAAATGAACGTCTTGTGGCTCCATTATACAAAGGTCGAATTAAATTAATACCATAAGCAATTTTTTCACCAGTTGCAAAATCATCTATTTTCCATGTTCCATCACGAAATTTAATAAACGCATCATCATTATCACGATTACCACTTAACAGAATTAAACCTTGCGAAATTTTTAAGTCATGCTTTGAACAAAAATCCCTAATTTTTAAATAATCAGGATAGCCCATATCACAATATCCTGCTAAATAATCCTCGGTTGTCCAGTTCTTTGAGTTTTGATTCAGGAGATGAACTTCGCTCAATCCATATCCCTTACAAATAATGTAATGCAATGGCAATCCTAATTCCCGAATAATCTCAAAGCGGTGCTGACCATCAATTATCTCGTAATTTTCATTTACAATGATTACGGTAAAAAGATAGTTTTGCTCCATTGACTGCTTTAACCTTTTCAGGTGCAGTACATTTTTGTTGCGGTTGCCATCAATTGGCTTAAACAGAAAATAATCTGTGGTTGTGTGAACTTGGTTACTTGTCTTCACCATTGGTTCGGTTGTTTTGTAAAACATATTTTAATTAATTGGGTTTGCGATGTTATTGCGAACGAACTGCTGTTGTTCCTGCTGGGAATCCGCATAATCAATGCGGCTTTGTATGGTGAAATACCACTGCCAGCCCTTTTCCCATTCGTTAAATTGATAAGTGCCTTGCGGATAAGGGTTGATACCATCATGCAGATCGGCATCAAATTCGGCTGCGGCCTTGTGGCCTTGTTCAAATACTGTGTTCATGCTGCAAACATAATATAATAATTTATACTTATGCAAGTATTTTATTTAAAAGTTATAAACATTTGTAAAATATATCGTAAAAGTTCCACAAACTTTGCATCGTGCAACGCCACACAAAAATTTATTTCGATTATTTCGGTTACGATACATCCTCATTTGTGCCTTGCGAAGTCTGTGGAGCGGTGGCAAATGATATCCACCACATTCAGGCCCGTGGCATGGGTGGAAGCAAGACGGCTGACCGCATTGAAAACCTGATGGCATTATGCCGGAAGCATCACGAAATGTACGGAGATAGGAAGCAATGGAAAGATTGGTTGCAGAAAGTGCATGACATAAAGATGAAACGTGAGTGAACAAATCCCAAATCATAACAGAGATAGCAACGAGCAAATGGCTGCCGGATTTCTGCCAAAAAGTAGGCAAGCACGTCGCATCCGATTTACAGCAGCATTTATTGCTGATGCTATGCGAGATGCAAGAGGACAAAATCATAAACTTGCACCAGAACGGCACACTGATTTATTACCTTGTGCGCGTGGGCGTTAATGCGGTTAATGGCAATAGGTACACAA